AGCGCTTGTGTAGCAGCTGAAGCAAGTACCGTAAAATCCGCTTTAACTATGCGTGGTACTAAAAATTCATTTGCCATTTTGTTATTTTTTATTATTAATAATTAAATAGTAACTGGCTCAACACCGCAAGATTCCATCCATGGATTCAAAGCTGCAAGTATTTGAGTAGCCTGAGAAGCATCAACAACTAGAGCAAGAACTGTGGTAATAGGAGTCTTTTTAACATACTGATTATCAGATGATAAGTAACTATTATCGTGTTCAATTGTTATAAGATCATAATTAGTACTTATAACAGTTTGCATAGCCGGTTTAATAACCGGGAATTGAGTTTTATTAGTAATACCCTTATATCCCTGAGCTACTTTTTCCATATCCCTAACAGCCTGCCATGTACCATATCCTGGTGAAGCTGCTGTAGTGTATGTTTTAGTAAGAGGGGTAACTGCAGTATGATCAAAAGTAGAGTTAATATATGAAGCAAAAGCATCAAAATTAACTTGTCTATATTCTTCTATATCATCTACAGAAGTATTACATTCAGGAATTGCAAGACCTGTGAGAGTAATTGCAACTGCACCGGCATCAGCAGCTACAACACGCCTTCCTGGGAAAGCATTAATAGCAGCTACAAAAGCAGTAATCCATGTAGCAAGAGTAGCTGTAGTAGAAATATACCTGAAAGTCTGTGTAAACTGTCCTGGATGTTCAGCCAAATCTTTGTAAACAACACGAATTACATATTCTCTTCCTGAAGTAGGAGTAAGAGCCGTAAAATCAAGTGTAAGAACCTGTTCTGCTAAAGCTGCATAAGATCTTCCTTTATAAGTCTTTATGCCACTAGCCTGAATAGGATCTGAAAAAACGACTTTTCTATTGGTTGAGGTAGTCGTACCGGCCTCATTTGTATAAGCAAAAGTTTCACCTGTTCCCTGGCAAAGATAGATAGTATCACTATCAGACTTTGTTGCGCCGGCAGCAAGGACATTTTTGTTCTTATCAAGAACAACTACCTCACCGCTGACTATATTACCAGAAGCAATAACTGTTGCGATGCTAGCACCTGCCACAATTTGTGCGTCACGGGAAACACTTTTACCAATTAAAAGTTTAAAAGGTCTAGTTAACATTTTCTTTAATGTTTAAATTATTATTCAATTTTATTCAATTCAACAGTATGCGTTTGGTACCTAGGTGATTCTATATTCTCTATAAGTTTATTGACCGTCATTTCTATAATTTCCCTATGAGTATGTTCAGGTAAGTCACAATTGACTGCCCCCAATAGTATAACTGCGGGCTTCCTAATATAACGCATATAATAATAAGTGACAGTATAATTACCATCAGTTATTAACTCTACCCCCTTCTCACTAAACATCCTTAGAGGACGTGCGGTATCCAAATGCAAGACATGTTCCCCGTAAGGATCCGACACTTTAGTAAAATAACTGTCTGAAGTACATTCGGTAACACCAGTACGAACTGTTGTATTCGTACCTAAAATAGAATGAGTAAAAGTAATAGTTACTTCATCATTCAAAAAAAGCATATAATTAGAAGGGAAGCTTGCACTTGCAACTATATAAGAATTGGGTTTATCATATACATTTACAGCTACAGCAGGGACTATCCTAACCTCAACTATCAATGTACGCAAATCATCAACCCTTTTCTGAGACTGTTCGAAAGAAGTATAAAACATATTATTACCAGAATAACGTGTCTTTATAAATCTATCTACAGAATTATTTAACCAAAAATCAATTTCTTCTGCTTGAAAAGCAGGTAAAGAAAGGGCTTCACTTTTGTCAAGCCCCATTTTTACCGCTACATGCATTTCTGCTGCAGTCATTATTTTGCTTTAATTTCGTTAGTTATTGCAAGCTTTAAGTCTTGGTTCTCAGGAGAATCAATAAAATCTATTGTTTCCTCCAAACCATGACCTATAATATCTGTACCATATTTATAAATATTCTTAGTTTTCCTAAGTACGTTCTTTGATATAGCTTCCTGAACAAGAAATTCTGTATCCTTATTTGTATTAAGAACCCAAGTTGTTAAAAATCTATTAGGATCCTCTTCAACTAAAGTACTTAATTTATATTCTACAGTCTCATTACTCAAGTCTTCAGCCTTGTGTCCAAACAATCTAAGACACTTACGCATCTCAGAAATAGTCATTTTATCGAATTCTTTGATAGCTTTTCGTTTAATTTGACTCAATTTGTTAGACTCAATTGCCTCTTCTTCCTCATTAATAATAACAAAATTAGCTGTTGCTTTCTTATCAGCAAGCCCATTTGCTACTCTTTTATGACTCTTAAGAAACAAATAACGTAATTCATCATATGGATCTTCGGTATCCAATATAAAGTCTTTACCACTCAATTTAATATGAAATGTAATCCAAAAAGGAGAGGAAGCATTTAATTCTATTCTAAGTTTTTCGCCTAAACGTGCCTCATCTTCTTCTGTAAGACCTGTATAAAGTCTACCTGTTCTTGTAAAATATGGTGCTAGAGAAGTGCTACATCTTGCGTAATGTATAACCCCCGACCATGCGTTCCTATTTAAAGGTTTTACCACAACTTTCATTTCCTCGTTTATTTAACGGTAATGTCCAACAAGGGGTTAAGCGCCGTCTATACTCTTAGTGCGTTCTAACTTAACCCCGTTGAAACTATAATATATTTATTCGGCGTCGCAGATAAGTTCACCAGAACTGTTCGGGAACCTCAACATGAGGCCCTGTTCAGTCAGGAAATTAACTGAGTAACCGTCTTTTGCATTTGACCTAAGGGTTGTAATGGATTTAGCATGGCCTGAGCCCGGAGCTACTGAACCACCTACATACCACATAACCATCTCGCGATCCTTACGTACAACCTTAACCAGGTTAGGTTCACCATCACGAGTACCGAAGTCAATGAATGTCATACGGTATGACTCAAGAGGTTTACCTGAAATTGGATGAAGTTTACGACTATAGATCGTATTATCATACATTGGGAAATGCTTCAGTGTCAACTCAATGCCGTTAAGCAATTTAAGAGTTGTAAACTGACCACCCAATGTAAGGCTCTGACCTGAACCTGTAATGAATACTGTGTCAACTGTAGACATAGTAGCTGCAGCAGCCTTCAGTACGCGGTCAAATTCTTTCATACCCATCTCCCCAGTAAGAGCAACGAACTTACGTTCATTAGTACCAAGGATGTTGTAAGAAAGGTCAAATAAGAAATCTTCTAGTATACTAATTGTAAGAGTAGTATAGTAGCGTTTGTTAGCTGGGGCAATCTGTTCAAGAAGACCAGCGCCGATATAAACCGGACGACCATTGGTCCCTACAAGATCAGTTGTGCCATCAGCATTTGCATTGTATTTTGAATATACGCTGTAACGTTCAATAGTTTCATACCATTGACGTAAAGCGCGCCATTCCTGGTAGTCTGACCAAAGGTAAGACGATTTCCCAGAAACGGGGTCCTTCATTGCGATAACCATTACAGAAGAATAAGCGTCGCCGGTGATATCGTAAGACAGACGCATTGTTGTCAGGTGATTCCTGAGTTTGAATGGTGTCTGATAATTCACGATATCAGCTTCTTCACTGTATTCTTCGTATGCGCTACCTTCGCGGCTTATCTGCTTCCCTGCGGCCAAGAGTGTAGGTGGGATGTAAGAATCCACCTGTCCATCAGCTACAACTACAGTGTAAACATAATCAGAACCATCCTGATAGGGTTCACCCTGAATTCTAGCCTGGAACTCTCTGTCGTCGAAAGCGATAATTGCACCAGGTCCAAACCATTTCTCAGCTACCCAAAGTTGGATAGGAGTATTGTTTATACCGGGCACATCTGTTGCTGAGATTGTTGCACCCTGCCATTTAGCTGCCTTGATTGTGATAGCCTTGTCTGATTCTATCATAACAGGCCATTCGTATTGCCTGTTCTCAATAACAAGAGTCTTACCAAGACCCATAGTCAAGAAGTCCAGAGTGTTAGCTTCGTATTTTCCGAATACGTAAGAGAGTACAGTGGATACCTCGTAAGGTTTAGTAAGCAGCGCAGTGGCAAGCATGTTCTCTTCAACTAGATCCGAAAACCGCTTTGTGCGATAAAGAACTAGTGAATTAAGAATGTTGTTTTCCATTTGTGCTTAATTGATTTTTAATTAATATTTAGGTCTCCTCAATTGGCTGCTTACAGCATCCCAAGCGGATAAGGTATTCTGATTTCCTACTACATTACCGCTACTCTTGGTTCTCTTGCCTTTGCTCGCTAACTTTTCTTGAAGTTTACGCGCAGCCTGAGAAGTGGCTTTATTTGCTACCTTACTCAAAAGAGAATCTCCCCTCATAGTAAAGTAAGCTGATTCTATTAGATTTTTATAATTTTTAGCGTAGTCTTTTTGATACTTTGTACGCCCGTCAGCCTCAGGTTTAAATATATAGTCAAGTAATTCTTTCTTTTCTTTAGCAGAAACGGGAATACCCCTGATAGAATCTAGCTGACCTACAGTAGTCTGTACGTCTGAATAGAACTTTTGTTGCTGTTTACGTGCCTCCTGTTGTGTATTTCTTTGTTCTACTAATAGCTCTTCTGCTTTCTTAGCAACGTTTTCTTTTAGCACTTCCAGCGCTTCCTCCGCCTCTTCTTCTAAAGTACCTGCCTCTTCATACCTAGCCAGGGACTTCTGTATTTTAGTGTCATTATAACCCAACCTTAAAAAGTTTTCGGTTATAACTTTCTTCTGATTTTTCTCGGAAGAGATATCTATATTTTCATAATCTGTACCTGAATAAGCCTCGGACATGAACTTTCTAAAATCCCCACCGTCCTTTATGAAATCATTAAGTTTTTGTACATCTTCATTAGCAAACTCAGGTTTAGAATTCTCCTCAACAACAGCACTCATGTATGAAATTATATCTTCTACACTCTTAGGCTTTGCATCTTCTTCGAATTCCCAACCCAATTCCTTGCTTAGTTGTTCCGATAAGTAATCTACTATATCAGATTCATACTCAGACAAATCTGATACTTCAGGTTTTTCAGTTACCTCTTCCGGTACCTCTTCGGTATCTTCTGTCCCCTCTTCCTCATCGCTTTCCTCTTCGCTGCTGTGTTGCACATCTTCTTCGTCCTCCTCTTCTTTTTTATTAATTACTTTTTTAGCTGGTTCCGTCTCAATTGTAATAGTCTCTTGTGATTCTATAATCTCATCATCTTCATGATCTAAACCTACCCTCATCCTAGACATATCCAGTACTGTATCTTCCTCTCCCCCGGGCATACCTGAGCCTGGTCTTTTTGATATACCGCCTGGTCTAGCCAGACCATCAACCACAGCCTCGAACCCACCGAAGAAAGAATCTTCTACTTTTGTTTTTTCTTTTCCCATTTTATTTACTTTTTAGCAGCTGGTCTTGGGGTAGGTTTATTCGCCACCTTTCTCTTGATAGCTACTTCCTGCGCCTTAAATTCCTCAGCCTTCTTATTTTTCCTTATATCCTCTTCTATTTGTTTACTTTTAAGAGCATAATCACGCTCTAATTTCTTATTCTGTATCTCTAATTTCTGCCTTTCAAGTTCTTTTTGAAACTGATCTACTTCTGGTGAAGTCTCTTCAGCACCCTCATTACCTTCGTTCTGAGCACCTAACTGAGCAACCAGAAGCTGTGTTTCAGCCTTACGAATAGACTCTTCTTCCCTAACTCTCATCTCCTCAGAGAACTGAGCAGCTTCTGTAGCCATCTGTTGCTGTGCTATTAAAGTCTCCTGTTGTTTCAAATCGGCTTCAGCCTTCTGTTGTGCAGCTACCATTTCTGTCCTACGTTTCTCAATAGTCTCCAACTGACGTTTAATAACATTCATATTATCAGCTGTAAGTATAGCAGCAGCATCTAAAAGAGTAGCACCATTTTGCATACCAGCTTGTAACAAACTCCTAAGAGATTCTATCCTTTGATTTTCTTTAGTAGAATCACCAACAAATACATCAAAATCAGAATACAAAAAATCATCAGTTATATTAACAAACTGACGAGACATATCATCCAAAACAAAGTATATATGCTTCTTTCCACTATTCTTCCAAGCATGCTTCGCTATGTTAATCAAGGCAGTATATACTCTACGTTTAATATCATTATGAACTACAAATAACCCCTCAGTTATATGTGAAGATTGTACGACAGATCTTTCAACATTTCCAACAAGTTCATTACTAGATATCTGTCCTTGTCTCTGATGTGTAACACCAGACAATTCACCAACCATCTCTTCAATCTTATTCATAAGCTCAATATACCCAGCAATAACGTTTGACATCGTCATATCCTGAGTGCTCATCTGATTGAATGCAGCAGGTCTACCTCCTTCCCTACCTGGAATATCCCAACCCTCTTCATATGGATTTATGAAATTAACACCTATTGCACTTAAATAATGCAACCATTTATTAACATCAACCCCCATTGATTTAGGGATTTGAGTTATATCCATATTAATAATCTTACCTTTATCCCTTGAAAGTGATAATTCTAACCTATACCATACTATTATATACATATATGATAGAGGTTTCATTATATCAACTAATGACCTATTAACTGAATTAGTATTACTATAAAGACTGCCTACATAAGGAAGCTTTGCCCCATAAGGATTATCTATAGAAGTCTCCTGATAAGGTATTGGTTGTATACCTATATATATATCTTCTCCAATCTTATACCCCTCCCATATCTCTGTAACCCAATCCCAAACAATATCTTCACCTTCCATAGGGGTATAGCTTTCATCAACTAAATCTGTTATAGGCTCACCAAACTCATCTGTTATAGTAACAAACCCCACTTTTTTAAAGGACCTCCACACCACGTGATAAACATCTACATATTGTCCTTGTAAAGAAGTATCACTATTACTGGTAGTATTAACTATTTTAAATTCAATTCTAGCATAATCTGTCTTAGCTGTATTTCCTCTTGCTTCAACTAAATCTAATACTTTATTCAAGTCAGACTCTGTCATTATATCATTAAACCTATCATAAATAGTTGAAGGAGTCATTTTCATGTGCCTAACAAACCAATCTCCATCTTCTATATTATCAAGATCAGGGTCAGTATCATGGTCACATTCTATAGGATTAACCCTCTCAGTAATAGGCTCACCGTTCTGTATACCATTATAATATATCTCTTTGCCTCCACAAAGACCGTCCTTAAAACCCTTCAAAAACTCCATATCTAACCTTAATTTCTTCTGTAAATAATTAAGGGTAGTATGAGCTGTTATCTCAGCAGGACTAACATAATCACTTTTAACATAGTCAACAACTTCCTGTATCTTCTTATCAAACTCTGCTTTAGCCTGTTCATCTTGAGGATCTGGTTCACCTGCTCTCTTGTATATATCCTGAATCATAACTTCGGCAAGCATCTCCTTTAACTTCTCTTGAACTTGACTAGCTGCTTCATCACTAGTCTGGAAGACAACTATGTTCTGAGGTCTCTTACTTTCTTCCCCTAACAACAGATTTATCTTAGGCCTAATAATATTAAAGTTCTGTAGAGATGCTGGAAAACTATCATCTACTTTATATGGATTAGTGACATATTTTAAATCACTCTCATTAAAGATACCATTATATAAATCATAAGCGGTCTTCATCCGATCTTTCTCTTCAGTAAGACTGCCCGCTCTTCCTATTACACCATCCACACACGCTTCCTTCCAGGCTGTATCTTTAGAGCCTAAAGCTAGCTTCTGTTGTGGAAATGATGACACTTTTATATTTCTTATGGCCATTATAAATTTTATAAATCAATGAACCGAGGTATGTCTCGAGAACTAAACAACGGTTCCCTAAATAAACTGTTCCTTTTTTCTTCTTCTTTTGCTTCTTTTACATGTCGATTATGTAACTCTTCACGGAACAGCATTACAAGCATAAAAGCTATCGCGCGGTCAAAATTACCATCCCTATTATAAGCTATAAGCTCCTCTAACAGAGGTTCTGACATTATCTTGGTTAAATTCTTTTTACCTGGTTCATACTCTTCATTAAGCCAATCTCTGACCTTCAACTCAGCAAAATCCTTTATACCAGGAGTCATATGAACACCTTTTCTCCTCCTTACTGTACTATCTTTTATAATACTTGTAAGAATATCAGGTTGTTCAGTTAATAAATATTCTGAGTGCTTATTAGTAAAGTAAGCAAACAGCCCAGGCTTTTCATTCTCATACAGTAACTTAGCATTGTAGTAAATTAACAATTTACGAACGGTTTCGTAGAACTCGTTCACTGTATCAGGTCTCCCAGTGTATTCTGCTACTATAATATCATGAAAGGATTCAAAGGATTGAAACCTTTTATAGATAAATACAGAGCCTAAAGAATCACTGGAAGCCGCCTGGTCGTGGTCATATGGGTCACACCCAGCTATATACAAACCATATGGGGGATTGTCCAAAGGGTGTTCCCATATAACTATTTGCCCCTTTTTATTATCGTTACTGCTAAGCCTATACTTTAATATATCTTTAGGCTTTATGGCATGAGTCCATTTCAGTATACCGTTTTCATCAAAACCTAAATCACCGACCTGCTTATAGTTCCTAATAGACTCGCTATTCCTTATATAAGCTAATTGGCGAATCATTTCTTCCTTAGGATAAATGTTCCCTGAAATCTGTAAGCAAGCTTCTGTAGGGTTGAAGGGGTGCTCAGCGATCCACCTATCAATTGCATTCCTATCGTTGGCACCCTTTAAAACTTCATCCCTCTTAGCCAGGGCATGTCGTGTGGAATAAAGATAATCTGTATTTCCGAACTCATCCATGAGATCATGCCCATGGATATCCTTCCCGTACATATTAACATATTCCGGGACAAAGTAACCACACTTTCCCCCAGCGTCATCCCATATATTCTTAAAAGGTAAAATGTTGTAACCGTCAGGGTACATGAATAATTCCTGCAAAC